AAACGCGATGCCGGACGAAGCCCGCGAGCGGGCCAGAGAGACCTGGGAGCGCATGCACCGCGGCGCGGATCGGTCCTACCGCACGGCAATCCTGCCGCAGGGCATGAAGCCCGTGGAGCTCGGCCAGGTCAACAACGACCAGGCCCAGTTCCTGGAGAGCCGGCAGTACCAGATCATTTCGCTGGCCCGATACTTCCGCGTGCCGCCGCACCTCGTGCAAGACCTCACGCGGGCGACGTACAGCAACATCGAGCAAACCGGCATCGACTTCGTCACCCACTGCATCAAGCCGTGGGCGAAGCGGTGGGCCGGCGCCATCTACCGCGACCTGATCGCCCCGACGCTCGGGCCGACGTACCGCGCGGAGTTTGACACGAAGTGGATCACGATGGGCGACTCCGCGGCCCGCATCGCGTACATCCGCGATGCCATCCAGACCGGCCTGATCACGCACAACGAAGGCCGGGCCATGGAAGGGCTGAACCCGGTAGAGGACGGCGGCGAAGCGCGGTTCATGCAGGTGAACATGACGACCGTCGACCGCATCATCGCGCCCCCGGCTGGACCGGCCCCCGAGGGCGACACGTTCGACCTCGTCGGCGATCCTGCGGAGGAGCAATCGCAGAACAGCGCGTCCGACGGCGCATCGCCAGTGGACGAGTCCGAGCAGGCAGAGCAGATCGCCGAGGGCGCTGATGGCAGCTGAGTACGACGGGATCGACTTCACGCCACCAGCTGGTGTCCGCCAAGAGGCCGCCCAGGGCCTGGAATGGCGGCGCGAGTACGGCCGCGGCGGAACCGCTGTAGGCGTTGCCAGGGCCCGCGACCTCAGCAATGGGGCGGCGATCAGCCCGGACACGGCGCGGCGGATGAAGGCGTACTTCGACCGTCACGAGATCGACAAGCAGGGAAAGGGATTTCGCCCAGGCGAAGAAGGCTGGCCCAGCGCCGGCCGCATCGCCTGGGCGCTTTAGCTTTGGGGCGGAGATCCCGGCCAGTCGTGGGCCAACAAGTTGGTGCGACAGATGAATGCACGCGACGACGAAAGGAACACACCGATGGAATCCGAGCGTGAAGTCCGTGTCGTCTCCATCGCCGAGGCGCCAGAGGCCGAGCTAGAAGTGGAGACCCGGGCCGACGGCCGACAGGCCATCCGCGGCCTGGGGATCGTCTACAACCGCCTCTCGCAGGATTTGGGCGGGTTCCGCGAGCGGATCATGCCGGGGGCATTCGACCGGATCCTCGGCCGCCAGCGTGGCCGCGTGGACCTCGTGTCGTTCTTCAATCACGATCCGAACATGATGCTCGGGCGCGAGAGCGCCGGCACGCTCGAGGTGGTGCCCGAGGCCCAGGGCGTGCGGTACGTGGTGACGCCGCCGGCGACGAGGGCGGACGTGATGGAGTTGGTGGCCCGCCGCGACGTGAAGGGCTCGTCTTTTGCCTTCCAGGTTGGCCGCGACGGCGAGTCCTGGACAAGCGACTCCGAAGGGCCGATCCGTGAGATCCGGGAGGCGGCAGGACTCTTCGAGATGGGGCCTGTCGTGTCCCCGGCCTACGTCGCCACATCGGCGGCCGTCGGGCTGCGGTCCCTGGAGGCATGGAAAAAGGCGCTGGCCCAGGAGCGGCCGGCGCTGGCCCTGCCGCGGTCCTGGCAGCGCGAGGCGGCGGCCGCTGCGGCTGCTTTGAGGCTGCGGAATGTCTGAGCCTGCGGGCAAGCGCGAATGTCGCTCCTGCGGCGACCGCCTCCGGGTGCGGTCGAGCAAGAGCGTTGGCGACCAGCAGCTGCGGTACATGCAGTGCCGCCGCTGTGGCTCAACGTGCCGCTGCGTCGTGAAGGCCGACGAGGTTTTCCGGCGGCAGCGCTAAAGCGTTGTACCGTACAACCTTTGCGCCCGGACCTCTCTGCAAGGCTCGGGCCCCCTGCCTGTAGCGTCGGGATATCGGCCACTTGGCCGCATCCCACGGCAGGAGACTCGCCAGATGGACCCGCTCAAGAAGCTCCAGGACACCGCCGCCGCCAAGGCCAACCGCATCGACGAGGTGCGCGCCATCGAGTCGGACGATCCCGCGGTCCTCGAGCAGCGCGATGGCGAGCTCAAGCAGCTCCTCGCGGACGCCGACGACATCGGCGCGAAGATCGAGTTCGAGAAGGCCGTGCAGGCGTCTGCCGCCAAGCTCCGGCAGAAGGTCGAAGCCTGCGTGCCGGCCCTCCCGGCCTCCGTCGAGGCCCGCGTCGACGTTCGCGCCGTGTCGGCTCCGAAGCCGAAGTACTTCGACACCGCCGAGAACGCCTACCGCTCGGCCAAGTGGCTCCAGGCCACGTTCATGGGCAACGTCGAGGCCCGCCAGTGGTGCCGCGACCACGGCATCGAAAGCCGCACCCTGACCGAGAGCGTCAACTCCTCGGCCGGCTTCACGATGGTCGAAGAGTTCTCGACCAACCTGATCCGCCTGGTCGAGCAGTACGGCGTCGCCGCCCGCTACATGCAGCGGGAGGTGATGGGCACCGACACCAAGCTGGTGCCGAAGCGGCTCACCGGCGTCACGGCCTACTGGCTCGGCGAAAACACCGAGATCACGACCAGCGACCCGTCCGGCACGATGGTGCAGCTCGTCGCCAAGAAGCTCGGCGTGGGCACCAAGGTCAGCAACGAGTCGCTGTCCGACGCCAACGCCGTGAACATCGCCGAGTGGCTCCTCCAGGAGTTCGCCACGGCTATCTCGTACGCCCAGGACGACGCCTCGTTTAACGGCACCGGGGCCAGCACGTACGGCGGCATCTGGGGCGTCGTGCAGAAGATCAACAACTCGGCCTACGCCGGGTCGGTCGTCACGGCCTCCAGCGCCACCGCGACCAGCTGGACGCTCGCCGACTTCGAGAAGGCCCTCGGCAAGCTCCCGCGGTACGTGTTCGAGCGTGGCAAGCCGGCCTGGTTCTGCCACCACAACGTGTACCACCAGGTCATGCAGGTGCTCGCCCTGAACGCCGGCGGCAACACCGTCGACACGATCAGCGACAACGACGGCCTGCGGTATCGCTTCCTCGGCCTGCCGGTCGTGCCCGTGGTCGTCATGGACTCGGTCGTGACGAGCGACACCGGCAAGATCAAGGTTCTCTGCGGCGATCTCGGCCTGTCGTCGATCCTCGGGATGCGGCAGGACTTCTCGCTGCGGATGACCAGCGAGCGGTACATCGAGCTCGACGTGACCGCCTGGTTCGGCACCGGCCGCTACGACGTGGTCCACCACTCGCTCGGCGACACGACCAACCCCGGCCCGGTGGTGGCTCTCAAGACCGCCTGATCCGCCTGACACGTTCCCCGCATCCCTCGGTTAGCAGGAGACCCTACCAGTGCTCTATGTCGCTGCCACCAAGTCCGACGTGAAGGCGGCCTCGTCCGTCGCGGCCACCGCCACGCACACGCACGAGATCGACACGCTCGGCTTCGAGTCGCTGTCAATCGACGTGGTGTTCTCGCCGTTCACGGCGGCCACCTCGTCCGCGGCCAGCGTCCTCAGGCTTCGCCAGAGCGACTCCTCGGGGTCGGGGCAGGCCAACATCTCGGGCTTCGTGGGCGGCACCGACTTCACCGTCGGGGCCGGCACGACGACGGGGGCCAACAACGGCTACGTGGCCCGCTTCAACCTCGATCTTCGGGGCAAGAAGCGGTACATCACGGTCGACGCCAGCCCCGGCAACACGGTGGCGGTGGTCACCGCCGCCCGCCTCGGCCGCGCCAACCAGCTCCCGACCGACGCGACCTCGGCCAACACCAACGTCTTCGTCAGCGGCTGAACTTGACGCGACGATCACGCTACGCCCATGCGGGCGGCGGGTAGCCCCCGTCGCCCGTTTGGCTTTCCAGAGGTGCAGCGTGAAGTTCACTGTCGGCGGCGTGGATCACGACCTGCGGGTCGAGGCGGCGATGTCCGTGCCCAGACTGGGGTTCATGGACAACTTCTTCTGCCTGGTGCAGGCGATCCTGCCGCACGGCATCAAGCCGACCAAATACTCGGGCGCGTTCTGGGAACAGTGCTTGGATCGGGTGCTCCTCGAGCTCGTCGAGCGGACCGACTGGATCCTCACCTGCGACTACGACAGCGTCTTCGAGGCTGACACCATCCAGCGGCTCATGGCGGTGGCCCTGGCAACCGGATACGACGCGGTCGCCCCGCTCCAGGCCAAGCGCGACTGCGGCGCGCCCATGTTCACCCCGAAGGGCCATACCGGCATCGGCATGGTGGAGCTGCCGAATAGTTACTTCGAGGCCCTGGTGCAGCCGGTCGAAACCGCCCACTTTGGCTGCACTCTCATTCGGTCCGCGGCCCTCAAGCGGTTGCCGGCCCCCTGGTTCCAGAGCTTCCCCAACAGCGCTGGCCACTGGGGCGACGCCAAGCCGGGCGAAGAGGATCGCGTCGACAGCGACATCTACTTCTGGCGAGCCTGGACGAAGGCCGGCAACACGCTGGGCGTGGCCCCGCAGGTGGCCATCGGGCACGCGGAGCTGGTCATCACATGGCCGGGCCGCGACCTGAAGCCGGTGTACCAGTACCCGGCCGATTATTGGGCCCAGGGCGGCCGACGCTGCGCCAGGGCCTGGGGATCCATCGAACACGCGGAGGCCTCCGAATGCCACTCGAAATGATCCAGGTGCGGTTCCTGCGGAGCGTGGATCGGTTCGCCGCGGGCGACAC